GTGACGAATCGGCTGTTCAACTAACTGAGACAGATATATTTTCCTATATAGATAATGCGCAAAAAGATATCGTGCTGCACAACGATAATCTATTGGAAGAAATAGCTCTAGATAATATAGTAACTGGTATTAAAGAATATCTTTTTCCATCGGATTTACTGCTGCTACGCACAGTACGAGCCAAAATTTCAGTAGATGCTGTTAGTTATAGTCATCTTAAATTCTATAGTTTGCATAATTTTGATACTATGGTAGATGGCTGGGACGGTTCTGAATTTCAGGGCGTTCCAGCCATCTATACAGCCTATGGTCGTAAAATATTTGTTTTTCCAGAACCTCAGGTTGACATAACAGATGGATTGAAAATACTGTATTCTAAAATGCCTTTACCAATTACAGATGTGAGCACCTTACTTTCTGTTCCTGACATATACCATACAGCTATAATTGATTATTGTATGCAGAGAGCCACTACTATGGATGAAGAGTTAGAGGCTAGTGCATTTCATAAAGCTATATTTGATGATAAAGTAAGATTATTAAGCAATAGAGATCAGGCAGGAGTAGAGGAGACTTATCCAAGAATTACTGTGTGTGAAGATGATGCTTGGTAGGTTACCATGCCAGCAGAAGCCCTTAAATTAGGTCCATTTGTAGGGGGCCTGAACACCGCTTCGGACCCTACTATAATAGATGATAATGAATTAACTGAATCATTAAATATGGAATTAGATCTTGATGGCTCTTTGACTAATAGACCACCCATTTCAGTTGTAGAAGAAGGCGCTACAGATTCACGTCTACTGATATTCGGAACAGCTACGTTCAGTGGTACTGTGTATTTATTTGCAAGTCAACCGGGTAAAACTTTTGTTAGCGACGATTTAGGTGTGACATGGGATGAATTACTGCCAGCTTCTACAGCTCGTGAATGTATTAGTATGGTAGTTTATCAGGACACAGTATGGTTGCCTTCAATTACTCCAGGATTAGAAGGAATAGCATGGACACCCAGTTCTGTAGTTGAAGTTGCAGCTATGCCTAATGGCAGTGCCTGTGTTGTTCATAAGAATAGGTTGTACATTTGTCCTGGTAGTATAGGTGTCGCTAATGAATCTAGGTTGCATTTCTCAGACGCAGCAGATTTTACTACATGGCCAGGTACAAATTTTATTGATGTTAACGATGGTGATGGAACCACTTTAAATAATTTAATTGTGTATCAGGACAACTTGCTCTTATTTAAGAGTGAAAGTACTTTCGTATTAGCATATGACCTTAATCCTACAGATGCAGTGCTAAGAGAAATTAACACTGTAGTAGGATCAAGAGATAGTTTTGGCGTTGTGCAGTATGAAAATACAGTGTATTGTATGCATCACAGTAAAGTATATGAAATAGTTAACTTTAATTTTCAAATAATAAATCTCAAAATACCTTTTGAACTTGACTCTTCTATGCCAACAGGTACTACTACTAGACATGAGGATCAGCACATATCTCTACTAGGTGATCGCTTAGTCGTACGGTTTTTCAATAGAACATATGTTTATGGTTTACGAACCAAGACATGGTCAGAATGGCGAAAAACAGATATTCTTGAAGACGTAGAATGGCACATATTTGGTCCTTTGGTCAAGGTTATACATGATGATTCAGGACTTGCGCTTGATTTTTATTATACAGGATATTCATTTTCTGTTTCTGCTGGATTAGGCTACAAACAAATAAGAATACCAGATAAATCTACAGATGATGACGTAGAGGGTTTTGGTACTAGCACAATGCATTGCATTGCTACAACTAAAACATATGACATGGCAGATCCTATCCGATATAAGAGGCTATTTTGGTGGGGTGCAGATGTAGTAACAGGTAATGATATTGTAGGTTCTGTGCAACCTATTACTATACAATTTTCTCCTTCTTGGTTATCTTTAGGTGATTTGACTTGGAACGATTTAAATACATGGGAGATACCTCTACTAGGCGCTGTGTCAACTCCTACTTCTATCGAAGCAGATACAATATTTAATACTAATAAGTTTGTAAAATTCCTAAAAAGCTTACGCTTTAGAAAAGTTAATTTCTCCATTATGATGGAGACTGACGGATCCAATTTACAACCTACTAAATTGTTATCATTTGTCGCACTAATAAAGACGAAACAACTAGTTTCGGCAGGTACTTCCTAATGCTTACTTATGGAAAACAACATCAACCTTACGCCGTAGGTAACAAAATATACGGTGGAGGACGATCTTTTCCTAACCTAGGCCCGTCAGATAAAATGGGTTATAGGGAGAGAGATTTAAAACATGCTGCAAGGCGTGCTGCTTTGTTAAGAAGATTAAAGGCAAAACAAAAGGGTAACTACATGAGTCCAGATATAGGCAGGAAGATATAAATGGCTAGCTTAATAGATACAGGGGGTAGTGGTCGCAGTAGTACTCCCATCAGAAATGTCGGTAGTAAGAAATCTACTAAGCGCAAAAGTTCACCAACTCCTAGAGCATCTGCTCCTAGGCAGTACAGCGCACCCTCTGGAAGAATAAGTCCTCCTGTTGTTTCTAGTTCCCCTCCAGCTTCACCTAGACCTGTGTCTCGTAAGGCGCCGCCAGCTCCAAAGCCAAAGCCCATACCTTCAATAGGCACATTTTTGGCTGGAGATGATATATATCAACAGTCCCTACGCGGAGGAGAAAGAACTCTAAGAGACTTTCTGAGCGACACAGGGCGTAGACGTGGTGAATCGGGTGTACAATTTGAACAAACTCAAGAGCAGCTAGGTTTGGATAGAGATCGGCAGTTGGAAGAAATGAAAAACGAGTTTGCTTCTAGAGGATTAATTCACTCTGGATTATTCGCAGAAGAGCGCGGCGATTTTCTGCAAGATTTCACTGCACAGCAGACTCAGTTTCAGCAAGCGTACGAACAGCTCTTAGCAGATATTTTAGCTGAAGAGACTGGATTTAGGCGTCAGAATGAATTGGCTCAAGAATTATCTAAACAGCAAGCTTTGCAACGTAGGGTACAGCAGTACAATATAGGAGTCTAATATGCCTATATTAAATGATATTCAAAGAACACTAGAATTAATTAGATTGGCACGTGAAGGTGCTGGTAGAATTAATGAATTTGATAAAGAGCACTTTAATGTACTTCCTAGAATTCGTAGTGGTATAGATTCTCTTCGTGGAAAATTAGATGATAGATTAAATCCTCAAATTCCATATGCTAGAAAAACCAATCAGCCTTCATTAACAGGATTGAGTGAAGCCAATCCAGGTGCAGGAGTCAGTGGACTAGGATCTTTATACGATCAGTTATTAGGTATGTTGACAGGTCCTATTTCTGTTGATAGAGATGCTATTATGAGAGATATACGAGCGCAGCTAGATCCTATATTTGATGAACGCATAGCACAAGCAGAAAAAACAGCAGGTAGAGGGAAGCAAGATATAACCAGCATGTATTCTGCTCTCGCAAAAGATTACGAGAGGCTAGCTCCAGAACAAGCAGCCCAAGCACAAGAAGCTCAAGAAGATGTTGGACAGCTATACAATGAACTGAAGACTACTGTTGAAGGTAATTACACTAAAATAGCAGGTCAAGAGGCTGATTTGTATGCTAAATTAGGAATTGAATCTGCAGCCCCAGATGTGCTGAATCCGTTAGGTGAACAAGCTGCTAAATCTATGTCAAGAGCAGATGAATTAGGTGCTATTAACGAACAACGATACATGGATATAGCGGATATAGATGAGACGTACTATAGAAAAGGATCTCCTCTAGCTACTCTTACAGGTGCTAATCGTTCTAGTGATTTACTGCAACAACTACAAGACTATGTATCAGCTACAGAAGCCGAACGCTCTGCTGGAATTAATCAAGCATTTAGTCAGGCATACAGCAGTGCACAAGGAGCAGCACAACAGCAAGCATCACAACAACAAGGTATGCTATTTGACATACTGCAGCAGCAGTTGCAAGGTGGAGAACAACAAGAACTCACTCCTGATTCATTTATGGCGTCTTTGCATCCGCAAATTCAAGCAGAAGCTGGCGCTGCACTTCGTTCATTAGAGAGAAGTCAATCGGCTATTACAGGGAGACAAGAACTTACAGGTTCTCCAGTCCCTGGTACTTTTGTGCCTCTAACAGCGGAGTGGTGGCTTAATCAAGTAGATGATATGTATGCTAAAGGACAAATATCGGATGCTTCTAGACAAGCTCTCATCATGTATCTTCGTTTACGGGATGCCTAATGGCTACGAAAGATCTCAGAGCTCTGCTTGCTGAAATTATTCGTCAGCAAGCAGGCTCTGGACCTTTGCCTTCTTTCAATCAAAATACACTAATTGCTAATGCTGTACTCTCTCCATATGTTCAAGCTCAAGGCTCTGTGCCGACTACCGAAGACATTAGAGGACCTTCGTTTGTTAATAGAATTCTAGATATAGCTTCTCGTCCATTATACGGTGTACAGAATATGGCTAAAACTGCGCTCGAACAAGGACACAGAAGAAATCTAGATAATAGAACTCTGTTAGAAGGAATAGCAGAAGCTCCTGTAGAAACTGCTAAAGCATTCTATAGAGGTGTTTCTGGTAAAGATAAAACACTAGGTTCCGATGTAGTTAGAGAATACTCTGATGTGTTTGATACTGATATACCAAAACCAGTTCAAGCAGGCTTAGGGTTTGGATTAGATGTAGCAGCAGATCCTTTGACTTATGTTGGATTAGGAATAGCTGGCAATATAGGAAGAGGAGCTACTCGTAGTGTGCAAGCATTACGTGGGGTAGAAGAAGCAGGAGATGTAACTGCCAGAAGTTTGACAGAGGATATCGCTCGGAGAGCAGCACAAACTGCTTCTCAACAACCTCCTGGCATTCCTTCTAGTGTAGCTCCATTGCCCACTATTCCTTCTAAAGGTCAGTTGCAAGAACCTGCTAGACTTTTTCAAGCAGGACCAGCTCCTGTTAATGTGTACAAAGGACAAGCTCCTGATTTGTCTAGACCTGCTATTACAGCTAGTTCACATATAGATGAGATAACTACACTTCCAGAGCACATGCCCTCTATGGCAGTTGTAGATACAGCTGATACTATAGCTGCCCCTGTAGCTAGGGCTAATTCTATGAGAGATCTTATAGAAGAAGTTTCTGGACAGGGCATAAATTGGCGTAAATTGACTAAAAAACAATTGAGTAGTATGCCGGATGATCCAGATGCTCTTACTGCTATTACATTTTTGAAAGCTCAAGCTGCTTCAAATAAAAGTCCCGTATTAAAGAATATGATCAACAAACAAATAGAAAAACTAAGAGAAGGTGTGACTCCCGCTAATTTAATCCAATCAGCACGTTATCCTCCTAAATTTCCTAAGAGTTCTTTGACAGAATCTAGAACTGTTACTGCTACTAATATTGGTAACTCTTTTGCAGGTGCTAGTAAATTCGATGAGATTAATCATGTAGGACAAACTAACCTCTACAATAGAATTGTTACATGGGCTAATAAACAAAAAGGAATATCTCTTACTGATAAGCCCTCTGTAATATTTCATATGTTAAGAACTGCCGAAGAAGCTATACTCAAAACTGGAAAACGATTAGTTGATTCAGAAGGCTACTCTGTTAGATTGAGTGACGTGGCTAATTTAGCGGGTGGCTCTAGGGCGCTGAGAACTAAATTAGTGGATGACTTTAGGAAAGCTAAACCATCCCAAGTTGTTGAAGATCTAAAAGCAGGAAATGAGAATGTTATAGCACAACAATTGTTAGATCCTTTATTCAAAACTGCCAGTCAAGCTGCTAAAGATACATTAGCGTCGGGTGCTCCTCCTTCTAGAACAATCCAGCTGGGTAGTGATCTATCTCGTGCGTTAGAACAGATAGCTAAAGAAGCAGGAGCCTCTTCTATAGAAGCTAAGTCTGCACGCGAATTTATGAAAGACTTCTTCAATCCACATCGCGATGCTCTATATGATGATGTGATGAAAGAAGCTCGCAATTTACTACGTCGAACTGTAACTGGGAAATACAACTCCCAAATGACACATCGTATAAACGGCTATGTGTATGATGCGCTTAGAGCTAATCCTAGGGTTTTAGGAAAAGATATACCACAAAATAGAGTTGTTGAAGCAATAATGCTGAGATTTGCTACTTGGTGGAATGCTAAAGACTTACGTCCGTTCGCTAGAGAATACATAGATACAGCTAGGAATATAGCAGCGGCCTTTGAGCGATCCATGACGCCTATCGTCCGAGGTACGACAGCCTCTCAGAGGCTCTCAGCGTGGCGTATAGCGCAGGGGCACATATCAGCAGGTACTCCGTCGGAAGCAGCGTTGGCACAACAATTTCAGTATTTAGTTGAACGTTTGATAGGTGCACATGGATTATCTAATACTAAAGCTCTAGCTGAATCTGTTTTAGTTAGGGGTGGCATAACTCTAAAAGAAATTAATAAAGAACTTCCAGGAAATCTTAGATTCCTTGATACTAAAGGTGCTGATAAATTAGGTAGAGCATTTGATTACACAGAAGAAAACTGGATGCACTCATGGAAAGAATGGAATGTTAAAGATCCTTCGGAAGCCATATACCAATTAACTAGAAGTTTACAACTTGCTACACGTAAAGTAGCTATGTTAGATGATGCGGCTGCACGATGGGGATTGCCTACTAAAACAGGTGAATTTAGACACCCTGTGAGTATAGATAGGCTACAGGGATTCTACTTCCCTAAGCAGATAGCAGATCAATTGAACGCTGTTTGGAAACAATTAGAAACAGACAAATTCCACTACGGCGGTCCGGCCTTACAGATATTTGATAAAGTACAAAGAATGTGGAAAACTGGTGTCACTATATATTCTCCATCCCATCATATAAGAAACCTTAATGGTGATATTTTCTTATCTACTCTAGATGGTGTTATAACAACAACTCCATACAAGAAGTCGCTAGAGGTACTACATGCATTCAATAGTCGATACAAAGATATAGAGAATGTTCTTAATATAATGGATCCTGCTTTAAGGGACGCTGCTCTGAGAGCTAGACCAGGTAAAGTTTTAGTGACTACCAGATCTGGTTTAAAAATGACTACAGAGCAGGTATACCAAGCAGCAGAGAATCAAGGATTCCTATTACGCGCAGCTACACTAGAGGATTTATTAGGTGGAGAAGCAGCCTTTGGAACTTTTGGACAGAAATTTGCACCTTTTGGCGGAAGAGTGCATCAGACGGCCGCTAAGGCATCAGAATTAAGAGATCACTTTGTTCGTTTAGCGCATTTTATAGATGTACTAGGTAAAAGTAGATCTAAAACTCTAAAGGAAGCTATAGAAATAGCGGGACGTCGAGTTAAAAAATTTCATCCAGATGGCTCAGACTTAACAGGATTTGAACAATCAGTTATGCGTAGAATCATTCCATTCTATTCATGGCTTAGGAAAGCTACTCCTCTTGTATTAGAAGGCGCAGTGATGCGTCCACACATTAGTTTAGCTTTCCCTAAAGCTATGTCTAATCTTCAAACTCTAACAGGCATAGAATCAGAAGGACCAGGTAATCCTTTCCCTGTAGACCAGATGTTTCCAGACTGGATTAAAGAAAAAGGCGTAGGACCAGTAATCCCTCCAGACCATCCATTAGCTGGCATAGGAAGACAGCAAACTTGGAGAGGAGATGCTCCAGGCTATGTCATTATTAACCCTACTAATCCATTAATAGATCAGTTAACACAGATAGGTAAACCTAAACAGTCCTTATTATCGGGTCTTACTCCTGCTGCTAGAATTCCTATTGAACTTCTAACAGGACGTACTGCTCTCGATATTCCGTTAGAAGAAGTAGAAGGTGGAGTTGCGGGACATCTATTACAGCAAGTTCCACCAGTAGGAATAGGCGCTAGAATAACTGGACAGACTAGACCTGATGAACCTTACCATCCAGAACAACTAACTAACTGGCTAGTTTCTGGTGGATTGATCACAGGCACTGGTCCGTACAAAGGACAAGCGCAATTCGAAATTAGAGAGCTATTGCAGCGCATGGGTAAAGAGGAAAGAGAGCGTTTGAAATGACGCAACCTACTCAAGCGCCTATGTGGATACAAGAGCTAATGCAACGCTATAGTGGTGCTAATAGACAGCTTAAAGTACGACGAGATCCTATGGCATTTCAGATCGATAGACAGCCTTTTGATCCTAGTGCGTATTATAAAGATATAGGAACTCTTAGAGACATAAGTTCAGCCGGTACTAATGTAATGCAACAAAGAGTTGCTAATCAGGTAGAAAAAAATAGACAAGCTGAGTTAGCTAAAATGCAAGCAGCGATTAAGGCAGCGGCTGAGTCTGCTAGTAGAAACGCATCTCCTAGGCAAGCAGCAATTCAATTTGCAAACACTGGTAAATTAGGAGATTACGGATCGCCCTTAAAAAATTATTCAATATCTTCTGGATTTGGACCTAGAAACCGCCCAACAGCAGGTGCTTCTACATTCCATCAGGGATTAGATATGGCAGCTCCGATGGGTAGTCCTATATACGCTACTCATGATGGAGTAGTGTCATTTTCTGGTTGGGGCGGTGGTTACGGTAATAACATTTTACTAAGCGCCGGAGGAGGTATACAAACCTTCTACGGGCATAACTCTAAAAATGTAGTTAAGTCAGGACAACAAGTGCGTAGAGGACAACTAATAGGATACGTCGGAAGTACTGGCATTAGTACAGTGGGTCAATCCAAGATGATAGATGCATTGTCTGGTTCTATTGAATTTCTTATAGGCGTCGTTACTTTGTTAGCTTTATTTGCCAGTTCCATCATTACTATAAAGACATTAAGTAAATCAAAGGAAATTAAAGAAGAAATACAAACTAAAAATGGAGGTACCGTAGGCACTCTCTCAGAAGAAACTGCTCATAGAATGACTAGTATAGAAAACAAATTAGATGCTATTGGCGACAAAGTATCTACTAATACAGTTACTTCACTAGAAGCCAAAATTATTGGTACGGAGGCGAAGGTGTCAGCCGATAAAGCCAACACCAGATTAGATGATTTCTTTAAATTCTTTCACAAAGGTCCTAAAGACCGATAAAAATACCCCTGTAGCTAATAGCTACAGGGGTATTTTTATGAGCTAAAATCTATATTTTCCTAGAATCGTTTAGTGCAGTAATACCCGTTCGCACAAAACAGTCTTTAGCCTCAAGAAGCTTTTGTAGTCCTAAAGACAACTGTGGAGTGTCTGGAAGATTATTGCACATATCTAATGCCAAGACAGCACAGTGTTGTGAAATATTCATAAGAGGTTCTGGCAAATGAGAATAGTGAAAGAATTGCAATTTTTCTGCAACGGAGGGATGTCTATGCTCCATCATTCTTTCAAGAAAAGTCTCAACGTCAGGGACGTCATGGGTGTTCGGATTGTCAGGAATCTTGGGGTTACTAAAAGAATTATCCATTATGTTTTCCTTCCAAGCCATAGGGTCTTCTTCATACCAGATTACCCGATCAGGTGGAGAACCTCTCCAATGCATTCCACTTATCTTTCCAGCAAGATGGTTGGCTATGCTCTCACAGGAAAATTGTACGCCGTCTTGTGTTGTCCAGTGCCAAGGACACCTCTTCACAGTAATTTTTAATTCCTCCTACATAGGACCGTCTGGATAAAAATGTGAGTGACTAGTAGTGAATGGCCCTAAAGGTTTTTCTTGATAACCGTAACAACTTTCAGTTTCTTTTCCCTCTTCTCTTTTATAAGGCCATGTGCATTTATCGCCAATTTCATGTTTAACTAAGTCTGGTCTACAGTCGCTTAGCCAGTGACGTTCACCGTTAGTTTCTTTACCGTCGATTATGAAAGTACCGCAAAAGTGGCAGTTATGTCCTTCATTAGTTGTCATTATTTAGTCCCTAATAGCGCTGATGATGAAGTAGATAATCATACCTACTAAGATCACAAGGCAAAGTATTTGTTCAAATAATTCCTGGGGCATTAGTTATTCCTTTTATTACTTTCTTTCAGCAGTGTTGCTCCATCTAGAATGCCTTTAGTAACAAGATAGTAAGTACCGTGTGCGTGTGCAACTTTAGCATTCATAAGTTTATCACTTCTAGGAGGTTCCTTTACTCCAAGGTATTTAAATCCTAATGCTTTAATGTCTGCCCCTTGGAATACGACTTTTGCGCCATGCATTTCTGCATAGTACTCTAATCTACCAATAACACGGGCAGTTTTAAGATCAGAATATGTATGAGCTCGTTCTTTCCCAGGATAAGGACGATATCTTTCCACAATCATTTTTTTCGGTGCTGGAGACCATTTGCTCATAAAATCAGTGAGCTCTTTTATTAGTATTTCCTGTATCCAAAGAAGACTCCCTTTTTCGTCATATCCTACTAGCCCTATATGTTCTCCCGGATCTACAGCTACATAGGTAAGCTGGCTCATTTTATGAGTTTCAACTCCCTCAACGACTCTGTTATCCTCTTTTTATAGAGTCTCTGATCGTCTAACAGCCATCTAGGTACCTTCTCTTTTTTAGTTTTTAATTCTTTGATCTCTTTTTGGATATTTATATACGCATCACACCACATACCGATTAGTTGTCCATCAGTCATTTTTGATAATCCTTAAACATCTAACGCATTCTAGAAAACCATCAAGGGTCATTAAATGCCAAGTTATTTTTTCACATTCCGGACAGTAGAGGAGTTTATTAGCTATCATTTCCGATATCTCGTTTCTGGTAAGAAACGACTTCATAATATCTACTAGGTGAGCCTAACTCAGAGATAGTGGGCATATCCACCTTACTCTCAATAAACAGAAGTTTAGGATCAAATCTAAGCAACATTTCTTCTTCATACAAATAAAACTGTACAGGCCATTTCTTAACAAACCAACTAAACAATTTACTGTGCTCGTATCGAAATTTAAAATGCTGCCACCATGTAGCAGGTATTTCTATAGATACTGATTCGGTGATAGTCTGAGATTTGAATGATTTTCCTAATATGTCATATTTTATGCTATATAGCATCTCTTTGGCAATAACATCTGCTACTTTTGTAACGTCGACATTATATATTTTTGCACCTTCTGCTACTACAGTATTATAAACGCAAGGTATAAGCTCTAGTCTCAATAGTTCATAAGAATCTTGCTTACTAGGAGGATCAGTTATGTTTGCCATTAGTTATTATCCATTTCAGTTAAGAGTCCTTTAAATTTATTTGATATATCCATTTGTTCATACATTCTCTTTACTGCTATCCTATATTCTTCTGCATCGTATAGAGCTTTCCAGAATATAGCTAGTGCCTGATCAGACAGCTCTTTATTGATACCTGCACGTTTCATAGAATCTTCGAATCCTTCAATAAGATGATTTGATAGAATTGTTCTATAACGAAACTCTGCATCCGTATGAAGTCTTTTTTTACCATCTAATTTTTCGATGAAATCTGAAACATCTTTTCTAAGCTTCATGATTTCTCTCCCCATTTCTTATACGATACTTTGAAAGGTACTCCCATTTCCTTAGATTCTGGAACATCTTCAAGAATGCTTTTAATCATATTACAAGTGTCGTCATTATATTGTGCTATTGGCATCTCCACTGTGTAACTATCGTGAACAGTAAGCACAAGAGGCCATGGAATTTTAGACTCTAGTCTAATCCCTGATCTCTTGACTATCTCAAATGCACCGCCTTGGATGGCTGCGTTAAATGCTTTATGGTAATCACCAGAAGGAAAATGCCGTCGACGTCCTGTCCAGTATTCTATAAATTTATCTTGCTTAGCGAATGCAGCAGCTAGTTTAGCTTTAGTTCTAATAGTAGGGTATCTCTCATAAAATTCATCTATCATTTTATGAGCTTCCTTAAAGCTTATCTTGAAGACTAGACTCATTTTACGAGCACCAGCGCCGTAAATAGTCATATAGAAGAATAATTTTACTCTATCCCTTGTCCATCCAAGCGTATCTGCCATGACTTGGAATACATCAACGTCATCCCAAAATGCTTCTAAAAGTTCTCTTACCTTAGCTACAGCGGCAGTTACTCGTGTTTCAAGTTGGGCGAAATCGAATTCAACAAGTACTGTGTCTCCGATGTAAGACAGATGATCCAAATAGCCTCTAGGAACGAATGCTTGTTTGAGGTCACCATTCCACTCTTTTTCAGACTCTTTCGGAATTTGTTGTAGGTTCGGATCTTCACATGAATCTCTTCCTGTTCTCGCTCTATGTGCCATATAACTAGGATGGATTATATCACGTTTGTCGCAAAGTGTTATATAGGGTATATAATTAGATGAAACTGTTTTCTGCCACCCCCTGTAACGGAATACATCTTGGGCAACACTAGAACCATCGTGTTCTAGTAGAAGATCATATTCTTCCATAGCATGTTTATTAAATGAAGGATTGCCTTTTTCAGTTTTCCCTAGTACAGGGTATTTCATTTCATCTAGCAGAAATTCACCTAGTTGTTTAGTACTTCCTGGATTCCATCCTAGTTTATACTTGATATCTGCACAGATTTCTTGACCTTTGATGATACGAGGTTTGCAGAACTCTTTATCAACTTTGATGCCATTATCTTTGATGCGTGCTAACATGCGGATACGGGCCATTTCCCATTCCCACAATGTAGTCACTATTTCTGTTCCCATTCCTTATTGTAATCATAATGACAGACGTACGGCGAAGCAAGATCGACTCCAACTCCTCTGTAAGTGTCTAGTTCAACTAACCTAAATGAAAATTCACTTGCAGAAAGTTCATTTTTGATAATATGAAATTCTTTGCTTAACTTCTGCCAACGAAGTACTATTCTTCTCTTGCTGTGCACTTCTTCCGATTTTAAACTCTCTCTTAATGTAAATCGTTCTAATAGAAAATCTATTAAAGTTTTAGCTTTATTTAGCCAGGAGTAGCCACATAATCTACATTTATGTCTTGTGCTGTGATCTTCTTCTAGATAGCACTCACATACTATAGAATCATGTTCAGGACTTGAAGAAGTACACACATTAAAAATACTATTAGCTTCTGTGTTGACAGTCACAACTGTTACCTCCTAGACACTCTTCATGTTTTCCTACTCTACATGAATCACAGATAAATGTCATAGTGTATTCATCCTTAAATACAGTAGGAGCGGAAGACATAGCTTCTTGCACTCTATCCATGTCACTCTTACTCATCATTGTATCGGCGTCAGGCTTACCTAACGATAGTATTATGGCTCCTGCGATTGATGGCGACACTATCCATATTTGCTGTGTTGCTGTATCATCTTCGTGATAAGTAACTACTCCTACAACATACTTTTTACTCACCTACATTCTCCTTATTTACAGTGTCAAATAACTCGTCAATAGAGAATAAGTTAGTATCAATCTTATTGACTTTATCAGCAATAGTGCCTTGCAGCGCTGCTATTTGAGCATCAATGCTCATAGTGGTTTCTATAGGTAAATTCCAAGGCTTGAAATAAATTTCAATATCTGGAATGGCATCTGGATCAAACTTCATCTTCTTCTTAGATTCTTTGAAATGATCTGGGTGCCTCATTAAAACAATTCGTTCTTTTGACATCTTATTTGTACCTCCTATATTATTACAAGATCAACTAGGGTGTGTCGCAGACCGACCTG